CTTCTGCATTAAGTGCGATATTATTTATAGATAAATAGTATAGTAGATGGCTACCTCTGGTACTACTTCATTCAACCTAGATATAGATGAGCTTATTCAAGAAGCTTATGAACGTATAGGTATTGATGGAAGTAGAAGTGGATATCAATTAAGGTCAGCAAGAAGATCTATAAATTTGTTATTATCTGAATGGGATAATAGAGGTGTTCATTTATGGAAAGTTCAAAAAGCAACAGTTAATCTAGTTTTAGGACAAGCTGAATATAATTACGCAGCGGATCCTACTAATTTTCCTAATAATATAAATGATGTATTAGAAGCTTATGTAAGAAATAATACTGTCACTACAAATCCAGTAGATATTTCTCTTACTAAAATAGATAGATCTGCTTACGCAGCATTACCTAATAAATTATCACAAGGAACACCTTCTCAGTATTATGTACAAAGAACTGTAAATCCTAGTATATTTTTATATCAAACTGCAGGTGCAAATTATTCTAATGCTACTAATCCAAGTAATTTTCAATTTATATTTTATTACTTAGCTAGAATTGAAGATGCCGGGTCTTATATAAATACTCCAGATGTTGTATTTAGATTTTTACCAGCTTTAACTTCAGGACTTGCTTATTATTTAGCAGTTAAACACGCGCCAGATAAAATTCAATTATTAAAAATGTTATATGAGGATGATCTACAAAGAGCTTTAGAAGAAGATAGCCAAAGAACATCTTTATATATTTCACCAAAATCATATTTTGGAGAAGGAATGTAAATGACTACCTTTTCAACGGGTAAAAAAGCTTGGGCAATATCTGATAGATCCGGTCAACGATTCCCGTACCAAGAAATGCTACAAGAGTGGAATGGATCACTAGTTCATTATACTGAATATGAACCTAAACAACCACAATTAGAACCTAAAGTACCTGGTAATGACCCACAAGGATTAATGAATGCAAGACCCGATAGAGTAGAACCTGCTGTATTAGTTCAATTAGCTTATAATCCATTTTATTCAGTAGCGGGTAGTTCAACAATATTAATTAATGATCCAGGACATGGAAATAAACTCGGAACGTCGATCGTGATTACAGGAACGCTTTCAGGAAATGGTTTTTCTATTCCAACTTTAACAACAACGATTGGATATACTTTAACTTCTGTTAGTTCAGATACTTATAGTATTAATTTACCAAATGTTGCAACCGATACAGGATTTTTTGGTGGATCTGATGTAAGTATTGGACCCTCAGCAGTAGAACTTGCGGAAAATCCTTTTACAATAACCACAGGAAGTTCAACAATTAATGTTAGTCAAATTAATCATAATAGAGTTACAGGAGATAGAGTTGTATTTGCAAATGTTAATGCTTTAAATAATTTTAATAGTTCTGTTGGCTTTACTGTTGATGTATTAGCTACAAGTACTGGCTATATTATTACAGTTCTTAATGCAAATAATTATAGCTTTAATGCCTATTCAGGAATTGCAACTTATGATACAGTAATTGGTGGCGGAAATGTAACAGCACAAACAATATAGATATGAATTACGGAGAACTAAGAGATCAAATTAGAAATTATTCGGAAGTATCTGATAATGGTTTATCAGATTCAACGGTTGCTATTATTGTACAAAATACAGAAAATAGAATTTATAGAGAACTTAATATAGATGCATTTAGATTATATGCATCAGCAGTTACTATTACTGGAGTTTCAACAATATCAGTGCCTTCAGGATTACGTAATATAAGATATGTAGAAATGATTAATGGAAATGGTGAAGTATTTAATTTAACACAAAAAGATAGTTCTTATTTAGCTGAATATAATCCAAAACCAGGATCTTCTACTTATTACGCAGAACCTAGATATTGGGCCAATTGGAACAGTACTACTTGGTTTGTGGCCCCAACACCAGATGCTTCTTATGTAATAAATATTGCATATTACCAACAACCTGCTACTATTACATCAAGTACTACAAGTACAAGTTATATTTCTACTTACGCGCAGGATTTACTTTTATACGGAAGTTTGGTAGAAACATATAAATATATTAAAGGACCTGATAATATGATACAGGTTTTTGAACAATCTTATCAACAAGCGAGAGAATCTTTCGGTGTTGAACAAACAGGTAGAAGAAGAAGAGATGAATATGTTGACGGAGAACCTAGAGTTGTGATAGATTCACCGCCACCAGGAAAATAATTAAGGAGTTAATATGGCAAATATAGTACCGGATAGTTTTAAACAACAATTGTTTTTATCAACACATAACTTTTCTTCAACAGCAGGAAATGTTTTTAAATTAGCTCTTTATACAACTGTAAGTGGATTTTCTACAGGAACTACAAATTACATTGTAACTAATGAAACATCTGGAACTGGTTATTCAGCAGGTGGAACTACTTTAACAAATTTAGGTGTTACAGTTTCTAGTAACGTGTCTTTTACAAGCTTTAACAATGCAACTTTCTCAACAGCAACTGTATCAGCATCTTGCTGTTTAATTTATAACACAACTTCTGGTAATCCAGCTGTTGTAGTTTTAGATTTTGGTGGAACAAAAACTTCAACAAACGGCGACTTTACTATTCAGTTCCCAACAGCTAACTCAACAAGTGCAGTTCTAAGAATCTCTTAGTAATTTTGCCATAGGAAATTTATGGCTACAAATACTTATTGGGGTCAATATACTTGGGATTCAATCAACTGGGGTGGAATAGCTTCAGATGTCACAACCACAGTTAGTGGTGAACAATTAACAATCTCTATAGGAACAGTAACAACTGTTAGTAAATCTAATGTTGACGTAACTGGAGAACAATTAACTTTATCTACAGGATCAGTAAGTGTTGTTACTACAAGTAATTTTGCTGTAACAGGAGAACAATTAACTTTATCTACAGGAACTGTAATTGTTGAATCAAAAGCAAATATTGATGTAACAGGAAATCAATTAACTTTATCTACTGGAGATGTAACTGTTGGTCTTACTGTAACAGTAATTGTATCTTCTAATGAACTTGGAATTTCATCTGGAACAATAACTGTTTTTGGTAAAGCTAATGTTGATGTCACAGGAAATCAATTAACTTTATCTATTAGTGATGCTACAGTAATTGCAAAAGCTAACGCTGGTGTAACTACTAATTTATTAAATTTCTTTATTGGAACACCGGATGTTTCAGGTAAATCTTATGTAGATATAACTGGAGAACAATTAAATTTACAAACAGGAACTGCAACATTTGCTATTAATGCAATTGTATCTCCTTCTGGATCAGAGGTTCAAATAGGAACAGGTACTGTTAATATAATACTTCCATTAGTTGTATCAGGAGAACAATTAAATCTTTCTACAAATAATGTACAAGTTAGTGCAAATAATAGCGCTGATATAACAGGTGAACAATTAAATCTTTCTTTAAATGATGTAGAAGTTTTAGCTTCTTCTTTAATAATAACAGACGGAAATGGTGTAAATTTAGGGGTAGGTGATATTACAATATTAACTCCAGCCATAGTTAATGTAACAGGAAATTTATTGACTTTAGGTACAGGACAACCTATTGTGTACAGTTGGATTCCAATAAATCCAGATACAGGTCAAAATTGGTCTGCCCTTGATCCTAATACAGGACAAGTTTGGAGCACTATAAATGCTACAACTAGTCAAACATGGACTCAAATACCATAATGACAAAACATTAAAAAAATGATAGAAATTTAATATGGCAAGTACATTTAGTAATTTAGGTTTAAACTTACAGGGAACAGGTGATAATGCGGGTACTTGGGGTGCCATCACCAACGTTAACTTACAAGAAATAGATAATGCTATTGCAGGTGTAATTACTATTACAGTAACCGGCAATACAACTTTAGCATTTACAACAAATTCAACTTCTACAACTTATACTGATGAAGCTGGTAGAAATAAAACAATTATTTTATCAGGTGCTTTATCTGCTACAACAGTTACAATTACAGTTCCTAATATTGAAAAAGATTATGTTATTATAAATAACTCAGGTGGAACAGCTACTATTTCATCTGGGGGTTCTACAACTGTATCTATTGGAACAGGTTCTAAAAATTATATTATCGTAGATCCTTCTACAACTTCAGTTATAACTGCAACACCAGCAGTTCAAGTTGGTGGAACTACTAATGCTGTACAATATAATAATGCTGGAGCCTTAGCTGGTTCAACTAATTTAACATTTAATGGAACAACTTTTGCAATGCAAACTGCAACTGCATTAAATTTAACAGCAACTACTTTAGTAGGTAGAATTAATCCAAGAGTTGTATCTACAGCTTCTTCAACTTCAGTAACACCAGATATTTCAGCTGCGGATATATATGCTTTCACAGCTTTATCTACAACCTTAGTTATAGCTACTCCAACTGGAACTCCTTTAGATGGTAATAAATTAATATTTAGAGTTTTAGATAACGGAACAACAAGAACTTTAACTTGGAGTTCAACTTATACAGCAATCGGTGTAACACTACCAACTGCTACAACTGCAAATAAAACAGTTTATGTTGGATGTATTTACAATACTAATAATACTCGTTGGGATGCTATCGCTGTAACAACACAGGCATAACATGAAAAGCGCTGTAGTAAATAAAGAAACTACGATTGTAGAAAACATTATTATGGCAAGTCCAACTGATCCTTGGTCTGATCCTGTTGCATATTTAGTTTATGTACCAGATGATTTACCGGTAAACATTGGTGACACATATGTTGATCCTAATTTTTACGATAAAGATGGAAATATTGTTCAACCAATTCCACCAGAGGAGATAACTAATGGCTCTTAGATATTGGGTAGGTGGAACAGGTACCTGGAATAATACTTCAACAACAAACTGGTCAGCTACATCTGGTGGTGCTTCTGGTGCTTCTTTTCCAACAGTTGCTGATGATGTAATATTTGATGCTAGTTCTGGAACAGGTACAGTTACTATAAACGTAACTGGAGGTGTATCTGTAAAAAGTTTAGATGCTTCTTTATCTTCAATATTAACAATTGCAGGAACTGGTGGTGCAGGATCAATAACTTGTGCAGGAAGTTTTATATTAAAATCTGGATTAAGTTGGTCTGCAACTGGATCTATTACATTAACTGGAACTGGAACATTTACTCCTTATGACTGCATTCCATCTGGTGCTGCTGTTACAATTAATGGAACAGGCATAACAGTTACACTTGGAAGTGATGTTACTATGGGTGGTTCAAGAACACTTACACTTACAGCTGGAACTTTTAATGCAAATAATTACAATGTAACTATTCCAGCTTTTGATGGAAACAATTCTAATACAAGAACTCTTACAATGGGTTCTGGTACTTGGACATTAACAGGAACTGGAACTGTTTGGACTTTAGCAACTACAACTGGATTAACTTTTAATAAAAATACTGCAAATATAAATTTATCTGATACATCAACAGGTTCTAAAACTTTTGCTGGTGGAGGATTAACTTATAATGGTTTAGCTATTACAGGTACAACAGGTATTGCTACATATACAATAACTGGTTCTAATACATTTAGTTCTATATCAAGTTTAAAAACTGTAGCTTATACAATATCTTTAACATCTGGAACAACTACAACTACTACTTCATTTACAGCAGGTGGATCATCTGGAAATTTACTTACATTAAGAAGTGTAACTGCAGGAACTGCTGCAACATTATCTTGTTCTGCAACAACAGTTGTAAATTATGCATTAATTACAGATGTAAATTTATCATCTGCAAATACTTTAGTTGCTGCAAATTCAACACTTATAAATTCTGATAACTGGACTGTTGCAACTACATCTAAACTTTGGGAAGTTTTAACTACAGGTACGTCTTGGACTCCTCCTGCTAGTTGGCAATCAACTGGAAACGAACTTTATGTTCTTGGTGGAGGTGGTGGATCATCTGGTTCTATTTCAACATTAATTGCAGGTGGAGCTGGTGGAGGTGGTGGAGGTTATGCAGGTGTTACAAATTTATCTATTACTCCTTCTACTCCTTATGCTTATGCAATTGGTGCTGCAGGTACTGGAACAGCAGGATCAACTACAACATCTACTGGTGGTACTGGTGGAACTTCATCTATTACAATTGGATCTACAACTTATTCTGCAACAGGAGGAACTGGTGGAACATCTACATCTACACCTACATCAACTGGAGGATCTGGTGGTACTGGAGGTATTTTACTTGCACCAACTTATGTAAACTCAACTACTTCAGTTCAAAATACAGCTTCAACTACTATATCAGTTACAGTTCCATCTGGAATATCTAATGGTAATTTAATGGTAATGATGCTCCAATCTGGAGATAGTGGTAATACTTGGACTACTCCTTCTGGTTGGACATTAGGAACTGCAGGTGCAAATGGTAGAGCATTATTTTGGAGATCAGCTTCTTCTGAACCAGCTTCTTATACTGTAACTCAATCTGGTTCAACAACAGCAAGTGTCTCTATTATTGCGTATGCTAATGCTTCTTTTAATGTATCTGGACTAGCAGGTTCAACACCAACTAACCCAGCACAGCCTGTAGCTATTACAGTTGCAACAACAAATAGTACAATAATTTATGTAGCATCACTAAGTGGTACAGCAAGTCTTACATGGGCTACTCCAACAGGTTATACAGCAAGAACTTCTGATAGTGATGCAACTGCTCCTTCCATGGCAGTTTTTGATATTAATGGAATTGCATCCGGATCATATACTGGACCAAGTTCAGTTTCGACTCCTTCAACTTCAACAAGAGCTTATACAATAGCTTTATCTCCTGGTTTATCTACAACAGGAATAACAGCTTATACTGGAGGCTCTGGAGGAGCTGGTGCTATAACTGGAACTACTCAAAGAATGGGAGGAGGTGGTGGAGGTAGTGCTGGACCAAATGGTAATGGAGGAAATGGTGCGGCTGGTGCAGGTGGATCAGGTGCTGCTTCAGGTGGAGGAGGAGCAAATGGTGGTGGAACAAGTGCATCTGGTATTACAGGTGGAACTGGATTTGGATCAGGTTTAGGAGGTGCTGGTGGAAGTGGAACAACAACTGGAACTGGAGCTGGTGGAAATGGTACAGCTGGTTTAGAAATTATATCAGGATTATATGGTTCTGGTGGTGCTGGTGCAGGTGGTGGTACTGGAGGTGGAGGTACTGGAGCAGTATATGGAGGTGGAGGTGGTGGACCAGGAATAACTGGAACTGTTAGAACTGGATCAAATGGAGCTCAAGGATTAATTGTTATTGCATATACAGGAACTTATGTTGTTCCAATATCAGGCGGAAATTTTTTAAACTTTTTTTAAAACATGCCAATTACAAAATTACAATTTTCAAGACCAGGGATTAATACACAGGATACTCAATACGGCGCCGAAGGCGGATGGACAGATTGCGATAACGTTAGATTTCGTTATGGGTTCCCAGAAAAATTAGGTGGATGGTCTGATCCAGTTGGATCAAATTTAGTTGGAGTTGGCAGAGGTTTATTTGTTTATACTTCATTAGATGGAGCAACTCTTGCAGCTATTGGTACAGATAAAAAACTTTATATATATTACGGTACAGAATATTACGATATAACACCTTTATCAACTACACTTCCAGCAGTATTTAATTTTACATCGGGTACAACTTACGTATCCGTTACTTCTACTTCTAATGGTGCAAGTGTAGGGGACTTTGTAACTTTTTCATCTGTTTCAGGAGTTAGTGTTATTAATATTACTAATGCAGAAATGCAAAATGAATTTGAAATTAAAGAGATTACTAATTCCAATACTTTTAAAATAGATGTTACAGGACTTGGTACACCGGGTGTTGTTACAACTTCAGGAACTGCTGCAGGGGCAGCTTTTCAAATAGATATTGGTGTAGATAAAACTACTTATGCTAATGGATGGGGAGCTGGATTTTGGGATGGTGGACAGGGTTGGGGATTAGGTTCTGGAGCTAGTATTGTTTCTGACACAGCTAGAATTTGGGCATTAGATGCTTACGGTGAAGATTTAATTGCAACAATAATAGGTGGAAAAACTTATATATTAGATACTTCTAATTTTATCACTGCTCCTGATACAACAAGAGCAACTCTATTAACATATGCTCCAACACAAACTAATTATATGATTGTATCCGGAGTAGATAGACATTTAATATTTTTAGGAACTCAAACAACACCAGGGACAACTTCAACCTATGATCCGATGGTGGTATTATTTGGAGCTCAAGAATCTGTTACTGACTTTATTCCAACAGCTGTAAACGATGCCGGTTTTCAAAGATTAACTGATGGTAATAGTATTGTAACAGCAGTTAGAACAAGAGGAGATATTGGAATTTTTACAAATACTTCTATGCATGCAATGCAATATGTTGGACCTCCTTATACATTCTCTATTAAAAATGTTGGATCTAATTGTGGTATAGTTGGGCCCCATGCAGCTGTTGAAGTTAATAACAAAATTTATTGGATGTCTAATCATACTTTCTTTTTATACGACGGGGTTGTTAGAGAAATTCCTTGTAGTGTACAGAATTATGTATTCAATGGTATTAACTTAGATGCAAAAAATATTATATACGCAGGAGTTAATGTAGAGTTTTCAGAAATAAATTGGTTTTATCCAACAACAGGTTCACAACAAAATAATGCAGTAGTTACATATAATTATAGAGAAGATTTGTGGACTATTGGTACTTTACCTAGAACATCTTGGCATACTCAAGATATAATAAATTACCCACTTGCAACTGAGTATTTTGCAAATTCAACATCTAATGCTACACCTACTATTTATGGATTAAGTAATGGTATTTCAACTCTTTATAACCATGAAAGTGGAGTAAATGCTAATGGTCAACCTATGACTTGTTTTATTAAGTCAGGAGATATAGACATTGTAGATGGTAATGATTCTATGTTTATAAAAAGATATATACCTGACTTTTCAAATCAAACAGGTGATCTTAATATGAAATTTTATGTAAAACAATATCCTGGCGCTTCTTCAACACTTGCTTCAAATACAACTGTTAATTCTAATACAACTAAAGTAGATATGAGAGCTAGAGGAAGACAAGTTGCAATAGAAATAGGAAGCACAAACCTAAATTCTTATTGGAGATTTGGTACACTTCGTATTGATGGTCAACTAGATGGTTTAAGATAATGGCTAAACTAGACCAACCAAGACTTGCTAACGCAACCCCTGAATATGATCCATCACAACAAAATCAGATCATTAAAACTTTAGAACAAATGATATTTCAATTAAATAATAACTATACACAGAACGTTCAAGATGTTAATGAAGCACAAGCTTGGTATTTTATAAAAGTATAAAGAAAAATGTCTAATATATATAAAAACGCAATTTATAAAGCTACAACAA